GGCGAGGCGCCCGCTTGTCGCGCCTCCACCTGCTAGGGCGCTCGCGTCAACGCGCGTATAAATACCTGGGCGGGCGGTGCGGCTAAAGCCGCTCTGAGTGAGTATGCTAGGCACGGGGGGGCCTCCTGTGGTGTCTGCGGTCGGCTGATTATATCACGCGCTAGGCGTCTGCGTCGGAGTGAAGCGCCCGCCGCGGTGGTCTATCTGTAGAGTGAGGGGGCCTAGTGTCGTCTCCCACGTTCCAAGCCTCGCGGCGTCGTCGTGTCCTTGCGCGCGGAGGGAGAGGCGACGCACAAACAAGCCGAGCTCTTCGGCGGCGGCGGCCTCATGAGGCTCTAGGTCGCGTAGGCTCTCCACGCTAAAAAAAATATAGCCGTTGGCGAGGAAGTCGGCGCGCGCTTGTTGGAGCGCTCGCGCTATGGTGAGGGTGTGCGTAGCTCGACGGGCTCGCCGCTCAGCTCGGCCCAAAGGCGCGCGGCGCGTGCTTGGTCGCCTGGCGCGAAGAGCTCAAGCCAAGCGGCGCGCCCCTGGTCGCTAAAGTAGTGAGCAAGGGCGGGCTGTAAGGCGGCGAGGGTGTGAAGGTGCAACATTTAAACACCCGCCGCCTCTGCGATTGCTGCCGCGTTCGCTATTATTTTTCGATGAAGCATAGCCGCCTTTAGGCCTGGGTGTTGCCACGCTTCGGGGCGCTTGGTCGATATAGTGCGCCACGCTGCGTAGGTGGTGCGGCTCCCTTGATTGCTTGCCGTGCTCGCGCCTCCTTCTAGGCGCGCCATGCCTTCAAGCGCGGGGCTCACTGAGCGAACGCCGCTTTTATTGAGAAAATGGCGCGTTGCGCCGCTGTATGTGCTGCCATAAATAAGGCGCCCGTTGGTGGAGCTCGTCGAGGGCGCGAGGCTCCGCGCTATCTTGTAGCCTGCCGCGCCCTCGTATTTCTGTATGTCTGCGGTGGTGCGTCTAAACATAATAAATCGGTAGGGCTCGCCTTTGCGGGGGCCCTTCTTAACGCGCCTTATAGGGCTTGCACCTGGTCGGCGTGTCTTTAAGAGATAATCGCGCATATCATGTGGCGCCCAACCTAGCTCTAACTTTACGGGAAGGTCGCTCATCTCTAGCCCTCCTCGCCTCTCGGCGCGCCGTACTGCTCAAGAGCTCCGCGCGCGTGTATGGGTAGGGTGATGGGATAGGGCGCGGGGGCCTTGCGCGCGCTCCATGCGTCGCGCACTGCGCGCGGGGTGTCTATGATGATGTATGCGGGGTGCGTGTAGTAGCTGAGGCTCACCCTCACACCTGGCGCGGGTGCCGTCGCGGGGTCTGTCCATGTGAGGGCGGCGCCCTCTGTGGTGAAGTGCTCGCCCTCTTGGTAGATTGTTGGTGCTATGTTGCCTTCGCTGTCGGCGGCGCGTGCATATCTCACGCTAAAGGTGAGGGCGCCGCCGTCGAGGTCGTGCGCCCGCGGTGCCGCTGTATAAGTGAGCTTGTCGGTGTCTCCCTCGCTGCGGGTGATCACCTCCCTATATAAAATTTCTGCGTCTAAGAGCGTGAGACGGTCGCCTGGCGCGGGTAGGTGCTCGGGTAGAAAAGTAAAGCCCGCCTCTGCGTCGGCGTACTCGCTCCCGCCTGCTGCGCTAAAGCGTTCATCTGCTTTGCGCGCTCCTGTCACTAAAGCCCTCACCTCTTGCGCGCTGTGGTAGAGGTAGCCGCGGCCCTCACAAGCGGGGCAATCTGCGCGGTTGCGCGTGTGCGCTGTCGAGGTGCTCAAGGTGGTGTTGAAGCCTGCGCGGTCTGTGTCGCTGCAAGCACACCTCGCGGCCTGCTGCCACCTCAGCCGTAGGCCCTGCGTAAAGATCAGCTTTCTAAAGTCCTCGGGCTTGAAGTCTACGCGAGGGTTTAGCTTAACGGGGGCGCGGCTGTTGAGTATCACGGCGCGCCCTCACAAGGCCATAAAGTTAAGGCTTCTATATGTCGCCTTGAGGGTGCTCAAAAGCGCCTTATACTCGCGCTCAAACTGCAACACCCGCGCGCCGTAGCCTGCATGGGCGCGCTTAGGGGTGCGCTCGCGCGTATCTCGAGGCCCTCGGGGGTGCGCTCGCTGATATAGGCGCCCGCGTCGCTTAGGCTCACCTCATAGCGCCCCACAAGAGGCGCGCTAAATGTCGCCGCCGCTGTCTCGGCGCCTGGCGCTAAAGTGACCTCGCCACGCTCAAGCCTAAAGCCCGCTTGATAGCGTAGATCAAAGTAAGCGGGAACATAGATTGAAGAGGCGAGCCCGCCTAGTCCTAAGATGACGGGCAACCCACTGTTAACGAAGTATGAAGCGCTGCCCTCTGTCGTGGGGATAAGGTGAGCTTGTCCCGCTAGGGGCTCGGTTATCGTGACCCAAGAAGAGGGGAGCGCGGCGCGCGTGCGGCTATAGGCCACCAAGAGCCCGCGCTATCGGGCTCTTTGTCGTAGCGCTCGGCGTATGTCTGCGTGCTAAAGGTTAAGCCTAGCTCGTCGGCAAGCTCGCGCTCTGCCTGGGCGAGCGCGGTTGAAAAGATCGCCTCGGGGTAGGGGCTGCCGTCGTCTAGCGTGAGGTCAACGCCTAAAAGGAAGGTGTTTTTCAGCCACTCGGGGCCATATCCTCGCGACGCTAGAGCGGTGCTCATGTCTTAACCCTCTGAGGTCTTGCGCTTGCGAGGGCGCCCGCGCTTCTTCGGCGCGGGCTGCTCCTCTGCGGGCGCTTCTGAAAAGGTGGCAACGTTTCCACCTTTTGAGCCGTCGCCCTCCTCTGAGGGCTCGGCGGGGGGAAGGGTGCGCGTGGGTGTCTTAGCGGGCGCGTCGTGCCCTATCCACTCCCACGCGCTCGAGGCTTGAAGGTGGGCCACCTGGGCGGGGGTGAGCTCCTCGGCGGGTGTCTGTAAGAGGTGATCTCTCACCTCTACCACGCGCCCCGCGAGGTTAAGGTTTTTTAGGTTTTTAACTCTAGCTCTCCACATGGCGGCCTCTCCTTCTACCTAAGCGCTTAGCCTAGACCTTGCGCGGGGTTGCTGCCTGCGTTCTTAACGACCCACATCTTAGTAGGGTTGAGCACTGCGGGCGCGCCGAACATCATCAACATAAAGGGATAAGAGGCCCTCACCTGCGCGAGCGGGCGGCGAACCAAGCTCATCATTTGGAAGTAGGTCAGGTGGTCGGGGCGGTTGTTAAGAAAGATGATCTCTGAGCCACCCGCGACGCGCTCATTAAGGTCGTCAAAGGTGGTATTTGCGCCCGCGTTCGCAATCTCGCCCACGAAGAGCGCGCCGTCTGCGGTGCCCGCGTCGGGTGCGCTGCGATAGATGCGATAATGTGAGATGGTCGCGCTCGCGTCGCTCTGTGAGATGGTAAAGCTCACCTTGTCGCCTGCGCTCACGCTTACGGCGGCGGTGTCAAAGGCGACGCCTAGACCTTGCGAGCCAACGGGCACCACGCGGTAAATATAGGCGCCCTCGTCGGCGGCTACAAACTGAGAGGCGTTATCGGCTTGAGCGGCGGGCTGTGAGCTGATGGCAGAGGTGCCCATAGAGCCCTCAAACATTGAGCTAGAGCCCGCGGGGGGTGCGACGCGATCTTCACGCTCAAGGAAGGGGCACGCGATCACAGGCACGGAGCCATAAGGCGCGCTGATGGTGATCTGATTTGAGCCATAATCGAGGCGCCCGTTTGAAAGCTGCACCTGGTCGTGTCGCCCGTAGGTCACGCTCTGCTTAATGAGCTCTGAGAGCACGCGGGGAGTCACAAGGATATGAGAGGCCATGCCGTAGCGGGGCGCGCTGTAGAGCTCGCCTAGCACCTCTTGGAGATAGTTAGGGGTCGCCGCCTTGCCGCGTAGGTCGGAGGTGTTCCCGCCTGCGCTGATCTGCTGCACAATGCCGTTCCACGCGAGGGGGTTGACTGAGTTATCAGCGTGAAAAAGCTCCTTCTCGACGCGGCGCAAGAGAACCTCAGTCCCGCGGGTTGTCTCCTCGGCGAGCGCGTCGGGTGAGGGGCCGTTTAGCGCGACGTGCATAGCCTGGTCGGTGATCTCGCGGCGCTCCGCAAGGTAACGGATTTGCACGGCTACTTTCTCGTAGGTGGCGCGGTTAAGCGCTGCAAGGCCGCCCTCACCGATAAAGGGGGAGTGCTCGCCGCCGTGCGCCTTCACGCGGTTATACAGCTGTTGAGGAACAAGAGGGGAGAGGTTAGAGGCTACGCTAGAGCCGCCCTCGGGGATAGAGGGTGTCTGATAGCCTACTGATGATTTCTTGAGGTCGTTAATGATTGCGTTGGTGTCCATGTCTGCAAGCCCTTAAAAGGTAAAGCGTGAGCTGATGTCTGAGGGGGTGGCGCCGCTCTCGAGCAGCGCGACGGCGCGGAGGAGCTGCGCGGCGTGGTCTGCGTCGCGGGGGGTCATGGTGGCGAGGCTTTTAAGCATATCCTCACGCGCGGGGGTGCGCTCCACTTGCTCACCTGGCGCGGGGATATAATCAACGCTCTTAGCCATAGGCGCGGGCGCGGGCTTGGCTGCGGTGGTGGCCTGCTGCTCTAGGCGCTGCTCTAGGCGCTTCATCTGCGCGCCTAGCTTGTCCATGAGCTCAAGCGCGCCCGTGAGGCCCTTAGCGAGCGCGTCGTTTTGCGCGCGTGTCTCGTCTAGCATGGCGTCGAGGGCGGGCGCGATTGTCTCGGCTAGGCTCATCTCGCCCTCTGCGTGAGCTGCGGCGAGGCGCTCGGCGTGGGCTGCCTCTGCGGCTGCCTGGCGGGTGCTGATCTCCTCAAGAGCGGCTAGGCTCTTCGTGAGTGTCTCGGCGGTGGCCTCGGTGTCAATGTGCTCGTCAGCGCGGCGGGCGGCCTCGTCGGCCTCGACGCCTGCGCCTGTGAGCAGCTCGATAAGCTGATCTCGCTTCATGTTTTAGGCTCCTCCCGCGAGCTCGCGGGCTGTCTGTAGGATTGTGAGGGGCGGGGCGTCGGGGTATTGAAGCCCTAGCGCTCGGATTATACGCGATAATTCCTCATCAAACAAACTGCTAGATGAGAGAGTGGGCGCGCCGTTTAGGTCGCTCGATGCGTTGGCGAGGGTGCCGCTTAGCTGTTGAGGTACTAGGGCGCTCATGCCTTCGGCGGGTGTGCTCGGTGTCTGATAGCCTATGAGGCTCTTTAACAGCTCAAGCGAGGTGTGCGGGTTCACGGGGCTTGGTGTGATAGCGACGTGTAGCACGCGGGCGCGGGTGATGCGCTTAGGGTCGGCGGGGTCGCGGTCGATCACCTGGCCTTCTATCGAGAAGCCAAGCCCGCGCCCTGTTTGCGCGCGCTCGAGGCGCTGCGCCGTCTCGTAAATCTCGCGCGCCTTCGGCTGCTCTAAAAGTAGCGTGCCCTCTAGTAGTGTCTGCGCGCCCTGGCGCGTGACCTTTGAGGGGTAGCCTAAGATGTTAGCGGGGCCCGTTTGGTGGTCATAGTTGAGCCAACCCCGTTTAAGAAAATAACTAAAGTCTAGCCCGTCTTGCGCGACGCTCTCGCCTTGTAGATCGGTTGCCTCTGTACTGATCACGCCTTTAATCTGGGCTGTCTTTTGGTCGTCGCTGCGCTCTGCCTTTAATAGTGTAAGCTGCGCTAGTTTCTTCATGCTTCGCCCTCTTTGATCAAGCGCCCGCGCGCGTCGATGGTTTGGCCTGCTCTTACGGGTATTGTATCACATCGGCAGTTAGGGTGGATGGGGTAAGCCGTCGCGAGGTAGTCGCGAGGCTTGCGGCCTACGTTCGTTCCGTTGGCGGCGAGCTCCTCAACCTCAAACACGCGGGGCCTCCCCTCGCGCGTGAGGAATAGCGCGAGGCAGTACTTACAAGCGCCGCTCTCGGGTATGCGCGCCACGCGCGCCGCCTCACCCTCAACGTAGAGCGCTTGGTAAATCTGGCCCTCGTTGTGGGTCGCTTGTAGCTCGGTTGTGGCTATGCGCTCAAAGTTGCGCGCGAGGTCGCGCGTGCGCTGTCGTATGCGCCGCGCGGCTGTCTCGGCTGTCTCTTTGGTAAGGGTGGCGGTGCCTATCTCTTGGCGCACTACCTCAAGGGCCGCCTCTCGCCTGGCGGGGTCGGGTGTGTCTATGAGCCGCTCGCCGCTCCACTCTTCAAAGATGATGCCGCTCGCCTCGTCGGCGAGGGTGGCACCTAGCCCGCGGATATAGCGCCCCGCGCTCTCGTAGGCGCTCACAAGCCCCGCCCGCTCTGCTTGGCTCAGCCATTGAGGCAAGGCGGCGGGGTGGGTGGTGTAGTCGCCCGCGGGCGGCTCGGGCCGCTCGAGGTTGAAGAGCGGCGCGCGTGTCTCTTCTTTCGGCGCGCCCTCCTCAAGCCTCACGCTCAAGGGCTGCTGTAGCTCCCTAACCCACTGCTCAAGGCTATAATCTCGCATACGGGCGCGGGCGGCGGGGTCGCTGTTGAAGTAGGGCGTGCCTATCAAGCGGATAAAGAGCCACGGGTTGAGAGGCTCGCCTAGTGCGCCCTCTGCGCTGTCGAGCCCCTCGAGGGCGCGCGGGTCTAGGTGTCCTGTGTCTATGAGCTCGCGCACTCGCTCGCGCGTGAGCCCTGCGCCGCGCACTCCTAGAAGCTCGACGCTCAGCGCCTCAAAGCGGGCTTGTATGGCGGCGCGTGTCCTGCGCTCGGCGTCTAGTAGTAGCACGGCGTGGCCTCCTTACAAGAGGGCGCTTGAAGCCTGGGCGGCTTCGGCGGCTTTGCGCTCTGCCTCTATGTCAGAGAAGAGGCGCGCGCTCACGCCGTGCTCTTTGGCGAGCTCCTTAACAAGCGCCCGCGCCGCCTCGGTGTAGTCAAGGGGCTCGTTAGAGCTTAAAAGGTCAAGCTGCTCTTTCTGCTCGGTCAAGGTCGAGGTCGCCCGCGCTCGCCCCCTCAAAAAGTGCGGCCTGGTCTAGTACCTGCGCCACGCCGTCAAGCCTTGACTGAATAGAGCCGCGCGCGGTGATGAGGTTTGATCGGATCGCTTGGTCGTAGATCGTCACGGCGCTTTCTAAGGCGTCTTTTGCGGCGGGGCCTAAGCCCGCGCCGGCGAGCTTGCCTAGTGCGGTCGTTAAGTTTTCGAAGGTTTGGTAATCCATCGCCTTAAGGGTTTTCTCGTCGCGTATCACTGAGCCCGCAAGCGTGAGAGCTACCATTTCGCGCCCTGCGCCTGTTAGGGTGCCGTCGTCGCGTAGATAAAGCGGCGCGTTTTCGTTGGAGATGATCTTGTCGCGCTTTAGGCTGTTGATCACGTTTGTTAACCCGTCGCTTGGCTTGGTTAAAAAGCGGTTGAGGGTGAAGCCCTCGGGGGCCTTTTCAAGCCCGTTTTTGATCGCCTCTAGCGTGCGGTCTGTGAGCTTAGCGGCGAGCGCGCGCCCCTCTATGCGCGCGTCTAGGCCCTGGGTCTTTGTCTCGTTCATCGTTCTAACTAGGCGCGCGAGGGTTTCGCGCTTGGTGTCTTTGGGCTCGTACACGCGCACCAACACGGGCGCCTTGAGTGCTTGCACGTCTGCGGCGTTAAAACCGAAGGCCGCCGCCTGCTTGGTGAGCGCCTCTTTATACTTGGCGCCCTTCTCGCCGCCTCGCCCGTAGGCTAGCTGTAGGCTCATAGCGCGGCTATTGCCTCCTAGCACGTGGCCCTCTGGCGTGATGATCGGGGGCCCGTTCGTCGCGTCTGGGTTGGTGTTGAGTAGATACGCGGGCTCAAGGTGCGCGGCGTTGCGCTCTACCTTGAGCTGCTCGCCCCGGTTTTGGTGGTAGTCGCGCTCTTGTATTCCTTCCGGGTAGTCCTCGCGCGTCGCAAAACTCAAGGGGTTGTGCGAGGCGATCACGTCGCCCGCTTCCATGAGCCTATATCGTGCCGTCTGTGTGCGCTCTTCGCCCTCAATCCCTGTGATGAAAAGCACGCTCTCGCCGCCGTCTGTCTTGGGCGCGGCGCTCTCGCCTTGCGTACCTAAGAGGGCGGCTAGGCGGGGGTCGTTGGCTAGGTGTGGGTTGTCCTTCATCAACTGCGCGAGCTCGCCTAAGATGTTGTCCACCTGTTCCGTGTCGCGCTCGGGCTCGGGCTCAAGCGGCGCCTCTTCGCTGTCGCGCTTGGTGGTGACGGCCTCGAAGGTGTCAAGGGTGAGGGTGAAGGCGTCGCCGTTCCTCACGGCGAGGCGCCAAGAGCTCCCCTCTGTTTGTGCTGCTCTCTCGGGCGCGGCTCGGTAGGTGGTTAGTGTGCCGTCTGTGTGCGCGAGCAGGTGCCCGCTCTCTACTGCGGCCTTGAGCGCCGCGTCTGCGCCGCCTGGCAAGCGCCCGCTCTTCTCGGTGCGCTCGCTGCCGTCGGGCTCCTCGCTGCGCTTTGCGCCTTTGAGCATCGCGCCTAGCACCTTATCAACGGCGGGCGCGCCCGTGTAAAGTGCCTCTCGCTCTGCGTGCTCGCGTAGCTCTAGCGCCTTGTCATTGTCGCCGTTTAAGAGGGCCTCCCCGCGCGCTTTGTTGAGCGTGTCTTTAGCGGCGCGGCTTAGCGCTACACTGCCCGCTTTGGTGTAGTCGCTTTGGCTCTCAGGCATCGTCTCGAAGTTAGAGGGGCGGGGCTTGGGTTCGCTCTGTTGCTTGATCTGTTGCTCTTTATATTTTTGTATGTCGTCGGGGTTATATAGGGAGGCGTCAAGGTCTGCGCCCGCTTTTCGGGCGGCTTGTTTTATGTCTTGGGCCTGGTCGTCAATCTTCTTTAGGTGTGCCTTTGTCGCGGGGTTTATGTTGTCGATCAAGCGCTTTTCTACGCGCGCGAGCTCTTGGGGGCTCACCTCCGCGCCTGTCTTGGCGACGTGTAAGAGCCGCACAAACTCGAGCTTTTGCTCTATGGTCAAGTCCTGGCGCTTCTTGAGGCTATTCAAGGCTAAGAGATACTGCTTCACCCTTAGCACGCCCTCGAGCTCGTCTAGGTAAGCGTCGCGCTCGTCGCCTATCTTTAGCTCTTCTCTTTGTTGAAGCTCGCGGGCTTCCTTCCTCAAGGCCTCCTTGTAGATTTCCACAAAGCCCGCGTTAGGCGCGGGCTCTCCTCCTAGTTTCGACTCTGCGGCTTTTGCGCGCTTCTCGGCGGCGAGCGCGGCGAGGCTGTCGGGGGCGCGTGTCTTTAAGCGCGTCGCTGTGTCGCGCTTCTTCCTTGCGTTCTCTCTGAGGGCGGGCGCGTGCTCGCGTGTCAGTAGCGCAGCGAGCTCGGCGCGTGTCATTTCTACGCCGGGGTGCTCTGCGTCGTGTAGCTCGTCGTGCTTGATTGTGAGCTTGTCGCCGTCTGCGCTGATGATGTGAAAGTGCCCCTTTTGCCCGTTGAAGGTGAGGGAGAAGGCGGCGCCCTCTTTCATGTGCTTCTCATTAGCCACGCCGCCGCCGTGGTGCTCGCGGTAGATGTAGCGGTAGCCACCGCCTGGCTTGGGTATGCGCTTGATATATTTTTGAGTGCGCCCTTTGATTAGGTCGGTGAAGCTCATTTAGTGCCCTCTTTCTTAAGGTCGTCTAGTGTCTTATTCGCCCACGCGCGCCCCGCGTCGCCTCCCCACAAGAGCCAAGCAATAGCGCCCGCGCCTGGCGTGCCGTCGCTGTGGCGGCTGTCTTTGTGCTGTTGGTGGCGGTTGAAGAAGCCCCTCATTTTTTTGAGTGTCTCGAGGCTCACGCCGTCGCCGCTGGCTAGGTCTGCCGCGCGCTGTACGCCGCTACCTATCCCAAGCTCTCCCGCTTCGCGCGTGTCTAAGCCGCCTCGCCCGTGGAGCTCGCGCAAGCGTAGGCCCTCGCGCGCTGCCCTCCTCACCTCGGCGGGCGGGGTGAAGCTGTCGCGGGTGCTCTTGCGTGTCTCCTCCTCCAAGCCAAGCGCGGCGGCTATCTCAAGCTCTAGCGCGCTCATGTGTTGCGCGTAGAGGGGCGCAGTCTGCGCGGCGAGGTCTGCGACGGCCTGCACCTCTCCACCTCGCGGGGGCGCGCTCGCTCGGCTCTTTATGAGCTCGATGAGAGGGCTTAGGGGCTCGCCTGGCGTGAGCCCCTCAACGCTCCCCTTTATCCCGTGTGCGTCTATCTGTCGCGCGGGTGCGGGGGCTTGGTGGCTGAGCTGTTGGTAAACGGCGAGCAAGGCGCGCGCGTCTGTGAGTGCTGCGCGCGGGCCCGTTAACTTTAGGCGGCGGTTCATTTTAAGCCTTCGGTGTCGAGGTTCATTAGCGCGCCTATGCTTTGATAATCATAAGCGCCCGCGCTCAAGAGGCGCGCGTGAGCGGCTCGGGTGCGGGGGTCTGCTGCCGTGCTCATTATAGCCTTATCCGCGGTTGTTGTGGAGCCTGTTAGCTGTGAGGCTGTGATAACCTTACGGGTAAGGGCGGCGTTTTTTGCCTCCTCAAGAGCGCAAGCGCTCGGCCTTAATATCGTGACGGGGCGGCGCTGCCCTTGTCGATATACTCGCGCCGTACTCTGGGCGAGCATATCGGGCGCCCACGGCGTGGAGAGGTGCGCTACATAATCGGCGCGGTGTTGAAGGTTCGCGCCTGTCTCGGCGGCTTTTGTCTGCGCGAGCAAAACAAGCGCGGGGCCGTGGTTGATGGCTTCGGTTATGCGCGCGCGCTCGCTTGGTGAGGTCTGCCCCGTGTAAATCTCTATGAGGTGAGGGGGGCAGCCTCTATTTATTAAGGCGAGGCGCGCCGCCTCAAGGCCTCCTAAGGGCTCCTTCTGCGCCTATCTGCTCAAGGGGGCCTAGCTCACCTCTCAAGGCGGCCTCATAGCGGGCGGGGGTGAGCAAGCGCGCCCGCTGTTGTCTTGTGAGCGCTGCTATGACCTGGCGCTGTGTCTCGTCTAGCTCTAGTCGTGGCGCGAGGTCGCGGCGCGGGGGTAAATCTAGGCGCGCGTCGTCGTCGGCGGCGCTGCGGCAGAACATCACACCCTGTAGCCTCTCGTAGAGCTCGCCTAAGCGGTCGGCTCTTAGCGCGCCTGGTGCGTAAGTGTGCCCGTGTGTCGAGGTCCACGCCTCGGGGAGCCTGTAGGTGTAGCGCTCGCTAAAGTCGCTCAAGCTCCCTAACACGTCGGGCGCTATACGGTCTACCAACCTATAAAAGCCCTCTGCCCTGTTCGGGCTCGGCGTGCCTGTAAGGCCTACCACGCGCGCCGCGCGCTCGCTCAAAGCCTCCACGGCTCGCCCCGTGGCTGTGTCTTGACCCTTCGCTTTGTGCGCCTCGTCGATGTAGAGGGCGAGGGGGCGCGTCTCAAGTAGGCGCCTCATATATCCATAATCTCCCGCTAGTGTCTGCGGTGTGATGATGACCACCTCAAGGCGCTCATAGTAAAGCTCAGTGTAAGCCTCCTCTCTCGCCTGGGGGCTCTTGGCTGTGAGGATAGCCGCGCGCGCGTCGCTGTGTCTTAGGTGGTCACTCCATGAAGAGTGGGCGCTCTTAGGGGCGGCTATGATGGCCCCTTTTATGTCGCCTCGCTCTCTCAAGGCGTGATAGAGCGCGAGCGCTAGGGCTGTTTTTCCTAACCCCATCTCGAGCGCGAAGAGGGCGCGCGGGTGCGCGA